TAGGACGAGGTTTAGATTTTGTTATTAGTCCTAGACCTAAAAAGATTAGAGAAGTCCCCAAAGAAGAGGTTAAAAAATATACAAGAGCCCAAGCCCAAGCTTTGTATGATGCTACGGCTCAAGCAAGAATTAAACAAATTGAAGATATATTAAAAGGATTCACAGCCGCTAATTCTCAAATTAGGTATAAAAATGAATATTATAATCCTACCTTAGCAGCAACTGGTCCCCACTTCCATACTTCAGTAGGTGAAGGTTCTGAAGGTAGCAGAGAACAGAAAAATGCTATTGCTGAAGCAAATGCTGGTCAAATTAAAAGACGTCCCTTAACATAATGCCTTATTATCCTCTAAATAGAATTACCCCTAATTTATACACCTCTGGTGGTGAATGGCAGGTTAAAAGTACTAAAGAAGAGTATATAGGATATTACCATAAAACTTTTACAGGCCAATACTATACGGGAAGAACTCCACAGGATAAACCTAATAGAATTCTTATTCAGTTTAATCATGGAGATTATAATACTAAGAATGAGTTTGGGGCTATTGATTTTTTTAACGAAGACTCTAATAAATATAATTTTAGTAAAAAAGTTAAAAACAAAAGTGCTATAATTGAAAAAGATGAACTTCCTCAATACAAAATTGTATCTCCCACTGAAACAGAATATTATTTAGGAGAATTTACAAGATATTTTTGTAGAAAAAGAAATGAACCTATTTTTATTGAAATTACTGCAGAAGATTTTGATGATATAAGATCCGATACTACAGGGTATGCCTATAGCTTATATAAGCCTTTTAAATTCCCTTGGAAAATAACAGGTGAACCTACTGAAGTAGCTACTGTAAATAAAAATATGGTTAGGTACGTTGAAAAAAATAGTAAAGTAGAAGGATTTAGTAAATTCCTCACTAACTACACTCAATTCTATAAGAATTTGTCTGACGAATATTAATTTCGTACATTCAAGTGTGTTCTGGCTTGTAGAAAATAACGAACAACTTCAACAACTTAAAGATAAGAACTTTAAGAAAGTATTCATTGAACCTATTTGGTCAAATGATAACTTACACCCTTCCAATAGAGGAATTCAAGGCTTTTATATTAGGGAAATTGATTATAGAAAGGGATTTTTAGTTGTAGTAGAACATAGTGAAGCTACAAGTTGCGACCTTGATAAAGTATATGAATTAATAGGAAGTTATGAAGAAATATTTGTGAGGGACAAAAAGGAATTTTTACATACAGTACCTTTAAAGCAGCTTTCCGACATACACTTCATCTCTCCTACGGATATACCAGATCAATTCCCGTGCCACGATTTTTTCTATAGGAAATACCCTCACATACTCAACATAGGTAGCATAATTCCGATAGTAAAGCATTACGAACGTTGTGAAACAATATTTAACGCCGTACAACATGTATTTTCGCTTCCTAAACCACAACACTTCGAGTTTTATAACAACAAAGCCACACATGTATTTTATTGGATCGAATCAATGGGACTTAAAGTCGATCCTAAATTATTTGAGGAGCATTTTGGTGTAGAACGTGAGTGGACTTACTCGCAATTTAACCTAAAAACAACTACAACAAGACCATCGAATTCATTTGGTGGGATCAATTATGCTGCCTTGGATAAAAAATCGGGTTGCAGAGAAGCGTTTATTCCCGACAATGACTTTTTGTTAGAGATTGACATTAGCGCTTACCACCCCACTTTGGCGGCACAATTGGTAGATTTTGATTTTGGTGAAGGAGACATACACAAAGCATTTGCTGACATGTATGGAGTTGATTATAAGAAAGCTAAGGAACTGACGTTTAAACAGCTATACGGAGGAGTATTTAAGGAGTATAAAGACCTTGAATTCTTTAAGAGAGTAGAAAAATATATAGAGGATATAAGTAGTAAGGAAGAGTTTGTCTGTAAATCTGGATATGTTTTTAAAACAGACATGAAAAAACAGAAGTTGTTTAATTACATACTTCAAAATACGGAAACGTATTATAACGTTCTTATACTAGAGGAAATAATTCACTTGCTTAAGAATTGTGAAACTAACATTGTTCACTATACTTATGATTCATTTTTGTTAGATGTATCTAAGGAGGAGAAATATGTAGTGTTAAACATCCTCGCTATATTTAAAAAATATGGATTTTCTACTAAAGTAGAAGCAGGCCATAATTATAATTCTTTGGAAAGGGTTTAATATTTATGGCCAAACCCTCAACATGAACAACAAGCTATTTTGCACCTTTACTTCTGAGGTAGATTTACAGAAGACGTTAGTAGAGGTAAAATCTAGCTACGATATACTCTATAAAAAAATTTTTGTTTTATACATTAAGAGCAATGATGAGTACGTTTGTACGTACAACGTGGAGCCTAGTAGCGTGGAATCGATTTTGCCCAATACTATTTTAGTACATAGAAAAAAAGAGTCAAATACTCTATATACAATAAATGCTTTAAATGAGTTGATAAAACTCTTAAATGGTGGAGTAGTAGATGTAAGATATAAAGTAAACTGGCAACATTATAGAAATACTATTCTCCTCACCCAACACAATGAATTAAAACAATTAAAGACAAGGATTCACGAGATCATTGAACTTTAATTTGGGGTCCTGAATTTGCGTTCGTATGTTTACGCAAAAGTTATATTTAAAAAATTAGTTACATTATGGACTTAAATGCAATTCGCAGTAAGCTGAACTCCTTGCAGCAGACAAACAAAGGAGGTGGAAACAACGATCGTAGCTTGTTTTGGAAACCTAGTGTAGGTAAACAAGTTATTCGTATTGTTCCTAACAAATTTAATAAATCTAATCCTTTTACGGAGGTTTACTTCCACTATGGGATTGGTGAACGTACGATGATTTCACCTATCAATTTTGGTGAAAAAGATCCTATCGTTGAGTTCGCGAAGCAACTTCGCAACACTAGCGATAAGGAAAATTGGCGTTTGGCTAAAAAGCTTGACCCCAAGATGCGTGTATTCGCTCCAATTATTGTTCGTGGTGAAGAGCACGAAGGAGTGAAATTGTGGCAGTTTGGTAAAAATACTTACCTTGATTTCCTTTCACTTGCAGACGATGATGATATCGGTGACTACACTGATATCCATCAGGGTCGTGACATTACAGTAGATACAGTTGGTCCTGACGTTACAGGTACTGCTTATAACAAGTCTTCTGTTCGTGTTAAGACTAAGCAAACACCCCTTGGTGATGCTGACCAAATTCAAGACTGGTTGGAAAACCAAAAGAATCCAATGGAGGTCTTTAAGCGTCACTCGTTTGAAGATATGAAAAACAATCTCCAAACATTCTTGGCACCTGAAGAGGCAGCCCAAGAGGGAGATATTATTGATGAAGGAAAGACAGACGATCTCCCTTTTGATAAAGGGGGGTCACAAAACAACTACGCTCTGAAGACCCCCCAGAAGCAAAATAAAGTTGATAAATTTGATGAATTGTTTAGCTAATGCCTAGGGGAAAGAAAGCATCATTATCAGCGGCTGTCTCTAACGAACTTAAGGCGAATTTCGATCTTAGTAAGTTTAAGGAGAAAAAAATGCTTAACTCAAATGTTAAGTTTAAGCCGCAACAATGGATCCCACTTTCTCAAGCATTCCAGGATGTAACTTCAATACCTGGCATTCCTGCAGGACATATTGTCTTGCTCCGAGGCCACTCTGATACCGGCAAGACAACCGCCTTGATTGAGGCGGCTGTCTCTGCCCAAAAGAGAGGTGTTCTTCCTGTGTTTATCATCACAGAGATGAAGTGGAACTGGGAGCATGCCCAACAAATGGGTCTTGAGCTAGATACTGAAGTTGATCCTGAAACTGGAGAAGTTCTAAACTACAGTGGACAATTCATTTATGTAGATAGAGAAACTATTAACTCTATTGAAGATGTAGCAGCGTTTATTTTAGATTTGCTTGATGAACAAAAGAAAGGTAATCTTCCCTATGATTTGCTTTTCTTGTGGGATTCAATTGGATCAGTTCCTTGTGAGATGTCTATTAAATCAAACAAGAACAATAATGAATGGAATGCAGGTGCTATGTCTACTCAATTTGGTAACAACGTAAACCAGCGTATTACACTTTCACGTAAAGAAAGTAGCCCGTTTACTAATACACTTGTGTGTATTAATAAGGTGTGGACACTTAAACCTGAATCACCTATGGGACAACCTAAGTTGATGAATAAAGGTGGATATGCTATGTGGTTTGACTCAACATTTGTAGTAACATTTGGTAATGTAATGTCTGCAGGCACATCTAAAATCAAAGCAATTAAAGATGGTAAGCAGGTTGAATTTGCTAAGCGTACTAATTTGCAAATTGATAAAAACCACATTAATGGTGTTACCACCAGAGGTAAAATTGTAATGACACCTCATGGGTTTATTAATGACAATGATAAAGAAATTAAA